AGACCAGGGGATATTTCTGCTGAAGCTAATCCTTCTAATCTGTTTGGGCCTGCTATTATATTTTGTATATTAGCCATACCAGAAACATATTGTGGATTTGATGCTAATTCAGCTTGCCAAATTGAATTAGTTGCTCCTTGAGCTATTGCAACTTTATCAAAAGGCCATACTATTCCTTTTCCAATAGCTTTAGCAACTGTAGGATCAGTAGATCCTGTTGTTGCTGTTAATAATATATTTTTAATAGCTTTTGATATTTGTGGATTTTCTTCTTTTAAACTCCAAAATCCTGAAAATGCATCTCTTACCCCTTGTTGGAATGGGTTTAAATTAGATTTATTAGGTTGTAATGGAACAGGATGTTCAAATATTTGCTGATAATTAATTGGAGCATTAGGTTGTCTTGGCCCTATTCCTCCGTATCCGGGAGGAAATGTAGGCGTAGGAGTAGGCGTAGGTTCTTCACCAGTATAATTTTTTTCTTTCTCTGAAGGACTGCCCATTATCTTCTCCTCCTTCCAAAGATTGTTATTGGTTTAGTTAATTCTTGTCTTCTAATATTTTCTTCTTGTAAATTTTTTAAATCTTGTTGTTGTTTTATTCTATCTGTTTCTTGTTCATATAATCCTGGAACTTGAGTTCTAAATTCAGTTCTATATTTATCAATATTTTTATTAACAAAATCTTTTATTGACTTAGGTTTTTGAGCTTCAAATTGTCCCATAAAAAAATCTCGTGAATCAACATCTGTCATTTTTGCAGTAATATCTTCTCCTGGCCTTTGAGTTGCATCGTACTCATTTCTAATCCGTTGTAATTGAGGAGCAATAAATTGTAAAAATTCTGGGCTATCTCCATATGCAGCTTGAAGATCTTTTAATAATTCTTGGTCAGTAAAAGGTTCTGGAACTTGTTCTATAAAACTTATTGGATCATCTCTAAAAAATGATGGTATACCTGGTGGCCTACTTTCATCAAATTGTGCTTTCATTTGTGCAAACGGATCGTCTTTATTTATGTCGTCAATAGCTTTTCGTGCAGCTTGTTGATTAGCATCAAAATAAGTTGTTGGAATACCTTCAAAGGTATCAGCATCAGATTTCACAATTGTCTCATTATTTTGATCAATAGTAATTTTTGTTCCCGGAACCCAACTGTAAGTTCCATCTTGCCAGCTTTGTTTTTCTGCTATAGTTCCACTTGGAGTAAGTGCATAAGCATTCATAAAGTTATTTATAACTTGTTGTTGAGATTCTGTTGTAAATGGATTAGCAGTATAATAACTAGACATTAATTGTGCTAATTGATCTACAGCTTTACCCTCTCCAGTTATTTCATCAACAATATTTTGTGGGGTTGTAGTAGAAATTCCAAATGCACTTTTTGCTAACGATTTTAACGCTTCTGTGTTAGCAGCAATCTTTTCGTTTTTACCTTGCAAAACTAAAGCTGCTAAATAATTTGAATTAAATTGATTATCTAATTCATCAAAACTTTTCATAAGACGAATGTTTTTATTCCAACCATTTCTTACTTCTATTGGAATTTCGTCAACAGCTATTCCTAGTTGGTATAATCTATGTTGCCAATAACTAGGAGGATTATTTTTAGCATAAATAAGTTCTTCTTCATTTAGAATTAAACTAACTTCAGAAGGCAACATATCTAAAGTTGCTCCATAACTAGCAAAAGGATCTATAGAATAATCAGGAAAACTTTTTTGCATAGTCTCCCAATCTGAATAAACTCTTCGTTCTATTTCATCAGGTGGTAAACCTTGCATTGCATATTGATGTCGTTTATCACTTAATCTATTTGAAATTTCATTTTTTGCATTATTTAAAATAGCTTGTTCAATATTATTGTCACTTCTAAAAAAAGAGCCTGCAACTCTATTTAACGCATTATTATAATTTGAATCTTGATTCCATAAATTAAAAGAATTTTCAGCAACAACAGCTTGATTAGCTTCACGTAAAGCGTGTTCACTTATAGGAAATAATCTTGCAACTCCTTTTCCGTTTAATTTATCATCTTCTGATACTGATCTTAATGTTGTTTGATTCCATTTTTTATAACTTTGTCCAGTGTCATCTTTATAAATTTGGTCTAATCTTTCAGAATCTGTATAGTTAATGTTGTTTGCTAAATTATAAGCTTCTATTTCTAAATCTGTTAGGTCTTCGGTAGTATTAAATTTTGTTTTAATTTTAGGTAAATTTAACACTTCATCAAATAACTCTTGGCTAATCCAACCTTCATCTTTCATTTCTTCTATTGTAGTCAATGTTCTTTTTTCTTTTAATAACATTAAAGGTGATTGAAATCCTTGAATAGAAACAAAATCAGATTCATTTATTAAAATATCAATTACAATATTTATTGCAGAACTATTTTCTTCTGAAGTTTCTAATATGTCAGGATTGGTTAAATTACCTAAAATATAATTAATAATAGCTGTATCCCAGTCATCTTGTTCTTTATCATTTTGAATATCAGCTGCTTGGTCAAACCTAGGATTTTTAACAATACGATAATACAATTCATTTATATACTTACTTGTATCGTCTATTGACCATGTTGTTTTTAATTTTTTCTCTAATTGTTGTTGGTTATATTCATCTCTTTGTATATTTGGTAAGATGTCTGCAATATTAACGCTAACTTTTCCCATACCTAACATTTCTAATAATTGTTTATGAAATTTAGCCCATGCCGTTTCGGCTGTACCCCCTATATCCGTAGGGTCTGTTCCCAAATTACCAAAGTTAAATTTAAAAATAGATTGACCATCTTTTTTTGCTCTAAAAGTATGGTTTTTTTCATTAGAATTTGATATTTCAAATGGAGGTGGCATTAATTAAATACTCCAATCTTTTGGATCAATACGTGCATCTTTAAAAAATTCTGTAATTGGATTTTTTGGTTTAGGCAAATATTGATTTTTAAATGCGTTTACTTGTTCTCTGTAACGTGTTTGTGCTACAGACAATGGATCGTTTAATAAATCTGTATCCTTTTTAGCCATTAATCTACCCTCTGTCCAGATGGCATTGGTCTACCACCACCTGTTCCTGTTGCTAATTGTGAACCTAATAAATCTAAGCCACCCATTCCTTCTGGAAATACTGACTCTCTACCTGCTCCCGTTGCCATTCTAGCACCTTGTACATTTCTTTCGCCTGGCCGTTGCAACTGTGCTTGACCTGGTAAATATTGTGTACCAAGTTGATTAGCTGGAGTTGGAGCATCAGCTGCGGCAGCTCGTTGTCTTTCAAGTTCAACAGCTTCTGCAACTTCTTGAGCTTGTTGTTCTCTAGCTGCTTCAAGTAATCTTTCTGCGGCTTGTTGATTTTGTTCTTCAAGAGGATTGGTAATACCGACTCTTCTCTGTGCTTCATACAAACTAATAAGTCCGTTACCACCATTCCACAATCTAAGTGCTAATAGTGCTTCACGTTCTCGTTCTTCTGGAGCTTCTGCTTTAAGTGTGACAGAGTTTTCATAAAAGTCTCTAATATCATCTGGAGATATAGCTTGGTCAAACTCATGTACTGTGCTTCGTGCATGTACTGTAACTTTACCTTGAGCTTTATTTACAATAAGTTTTAAGAACCTTTGGTTAGCATCTTCCATACCTCTAGCCATTGCGTCAGCAAATTTACCAAATACAAGTCTACCTGTACCTGCTAATACTGATAATGCAAATCCTGTAGATACACCAGATGGTCGCATACCTCTGACAACATTAGGAAATGTAGCTTCCTCAATCATTGTCTGTACCATACCAAGTTGTTGTAGTATTTCTTGTGGTGGCATTGCAAGTGGTGATGGCTGAATATTTACATTAGGTCTTACCCAGTTCTTAGATGCAAACAATTCATATTCATCCATTGTTGCTTCTGCTGATGATGCAGGCCCATAGAAGTCTATAGTTCTCCATGCATACTGTCTAAGTATTGCTTCGTATTGTGTCAACAATCTTGCTTCAGAATCTAGTAAATTATGTACTGGTTTTAATATACCCTGGTATTTTCTTTCAGGCTCGCCAGTGTTGTAATCCATAGAAGCTGCAGGTTGTATTTTTATATATGGGTTAAATCCATAACCATGTTTGTGCGGCCCCCATACCCATTCGCCATCTGCCATTCTGCCATGCCATGTGTCATCCCAGTATTCCATAAACATAACTGTTTCAGATGACTTCATCATTGGTTGCCATTCTGGATACATCATTTGTATATCGTTACAAGATGCATCGTAGTATTCTATCGCCCATTTCATACCTGTTCGAGATTCATCCCATACTATATGTCTTGGGCTAACAGCATCTAATACAAAAGGAAAAGATATATCTCTTTTATCAAGATGATCTTCTAATGCTTCTTTATATTTTGATTCGTCTTCGTAATCTTCCATGCGTGGTGCATCCGGCCATTTGTCTCCGTCCCACCATGCTTTCATAAATGCAACGCCATACTGTATAGAATGTTTTACAACAGTTCTTTTAGTATGTTCTGGTATATGCATCCATACACCTTGTAAAAACTTCTGTATTCTTTCGGCTCTGTTTTTAGCTCTAGGTGATGGAGCAGGTACAAATATTGCAGGGTTATTTACGTCAACGTGATCTGTTGCAACATTTACAATTGCATGTGGAGTTGCAGGTCTAACTGGATCAATTGGCATATCGTCTGGTACTGGCACAGGTCTTTCGCCAAAATAAAATTCATCCTCTTCATCGCATTGAGAATGAAATACTTCAAAGTGATCTTTGTACGTAGAAAAAAGTTGTACTACTTCGTCTGCTGTAGGAGCAGATGAATCATATTCTTGATCTCCCATAACCAAAGGTTTGGCTGTATTATAATCTATCATTACCATTATAGATCGACTCCTGACTTATCCCATCGTTCTTCAACTCTGGCTAGTCTTCTTGCTTTCATTATTTTTTCTCCTGGACTCATACCACCCATACCGTATCCACTATTAGCTTCAGCTTGTGTTGGCATATATCTTCTACCAAATCCTCTACCTCTTGTGCGAGAACCTTGAGGTTCATTACAAGCTGACAATGCTAATCCTAACGCAAAAACTTCATCATCATGCTCACCTGCTGGAGCTTGTGCTTTAAAGTTTCCATTAGACATTCTAATATGTTGAAATGCTCTAAGCTGTCTCAACAATATAGGTATTGCTGGAAATGTTATTGTCTTATGTTCCATTGCTACAGTCATAGATGCAAGCATTTGTTCTCTTACATTTTTCTGTAATGATACCCCTTCTACTGGCATATTATACGACATAAGGTCTTCGACCATTGCACGACCCATTCCAGTGGCGTCTGCCATAATTCTTTGAAGACCCCATTCTTCACTGATTGCAGCTATATGCTGTTGTACCTGAACCCATGACTGGCTATCCCAAAATTTATGATATACAACTTTACGTTCATCTGCATCCATAATAATAAGTACAGTAAAGTCTCGGCTAACACCTAAGTCTAAACCTGCTACATAGCTTTTGCCTGGTAGTGGTGCTTCTAATAAATCACCTTGTATACAATCTTCTATATTAGGAAAGAACCCTGCTGATAGTGAATAATCTGCAAGATACATTCTTCGCCATGCTGACTCTGGCATTACTTCTTTATCGCCTTCTACTTCTATAACATCATCATCATTTAAAAGTGGATTTTGATATACAGTGTAATGAAAGTATCTGTGGTTTTTGTGTGCACCTCTTTCAGCTGCAGCACATCCACGCCTAAACCAATGTTCTGGATAAAGTGACGGAATCCCTTCATATACAGCTTTACCCATGCGACCAGCTTGGCGTAGGGTGGGTCGCAATTTTTCAGCAGCTGCATTTGGAATATCTTGAGATTCCGACACCCATAAAAAATCTAACCCAACTGTTTGTAATGATTGTGCATTGTCAGCAGACTTTAATTCAATAAGACCCCATACTTCTTCTGTAGGGCCATTGAGTGTAATAGTCATATTAGCTTGATTTGTATCTCTAATCCACGATGGGTCTAGTAGTTGTAACATTTCGTTCCATGCTTGTCTACCTTGAACATATGAAGGTGCGACTACCCATGCGTGAAAACCTGGTGGTACAAGTTGATATTTATTAATTTGTTCTAAAGATCTGTCAAGAGATTCGTAATATGCGGCTTCTAATTCTCCAAGGGCACAACGTGATTTGCCCCAACGTCTAGCTGCTTCTAACCATTTTTCTTTTGCTTTTAATGTATGGACTTCAATCTGACCTTCATGAGGAGAGTATCTTGTCCGTAGCAATTGAGTCATCTTCTAATAATCCTTTGGGGGTTCTTCTATCTGGAAGAACAGCTCCAGGTTTCATATCGTCTGCTGTAACAGGTCTTATCTTAGGTTTTACTTTTCCTCTACCTGCCCCTTTAGTTGGGCCTTCTTCATCTGGTAAAGCTTGTATTTGTTTTATTACGGCTAATCTTTTTTCTACTGGTATTTCAGGATCATTAAGCATTTGTACTAAATGCCACTTTGCTACACGTTTAAGTTCATTGTTAGGTAGTTCATCTACCCCTACAGATTTTTGTCGTACATTGTGGCATGCATGTTTAAAGTTTGTATCTCTGTTTACCCACTTTGTCAACCATGATTGGCTTCTACCTATATATGCTAATGCCCCTGTATCTTTAGAATGGAATTGTCTAACCCATAAAAAAGATTTCATTTCAGAACTAAATTCATCCCAACCATCTATTTGAGATCCATAACCTTGATTCTTTGCAGCTGATGCAATTGTGGCTGCAATCAGGCCAGGATGTATATCCGTAGCTTCTTTACGTGACATTACATTCCTGGGGTATAAGTTTGTGGTCTAGGTTGTATTTGTTTTGTTTTTTGAACAGGTTGCCTTCCAGGGCCAGACATTCCCAAAGGATCAGACATTTGAGCAAAGTTAGCAAATTGTTG